CACCGACCCCCCGTTCCTTTTCTAACCCACAAAACACCTCGATCGCCCACGATCAGACTGAATCGCTTTGATTAATTTACAAACGGGAGAGATCTTAAGTGATCCGGCTTATTCAGAATTAGGAGGTGTGCAAACTCCACGAATTCATTCAAAACTGACTGATTTACCTTCAAAAGGTCAGGACATGATCGACCTCGCCACCGAACTTGGCATCAACCTTATGGAATGGCAGCGGTATGTCTGCATTCATGGTCACAAGGTGCGTGAGGATGGCAGGTGGGCTCATTCCGAACTAGGGCTTATCATGGCAAGGCAGCAAGGTAAGTCCACGCTAATGATGCTCCGGATCTTGACTGGCATGTTTGTATGGGGCGAAGGGTTACAACTTGCCTCAGCTCATAGACTTACAACTTCACTTGAAACCTTTCGGCAGATCGTTGGCTTGATTGAAACAAATCCAAGACTTGAAAAAGAAGTAAAAAAAATCCGATGGCAACATGGTGCTGAGGAAATTGAATTGTTTGGCAATAGGCGGTTTGTTGTAAAGGCTGCCAATAATGCAGCTAGAGGTTTGAGCAAACCCGAAACAATCCATCTTGATGAGTTGAGAGAATACAAGGATGAGGATGCTTGGTCATCAATGCGATATTCAATGATGGCTGCTAAAAATCCGCAAGTATGGATCTATTCATCAGCAGGAGATCAGCATTCCGTAATCCTAAACAAATTGCGTGAAAGGGCGTTAGCGTCAGCCACGACTAACGATCCGATTGGTTGGTTTGAGTGGAGTGCTGAACCCGATGCACCTATCTTGCTTCCGTCAGGCGAGATTAATTGGGACGCATTTGCTCAAGCCAATCCATCATTAGGAATTACAATTCATCCGGACAACTTAAAAGCAGTTATTAACGATCCTCCAGATATTGTCCGAACTGAGGTTTTGGCGCAATGGGTGGACACAATTAATTCAGCGATCGATGCACAAAAATGGGGATTATGTCAGACCGATCCAATACCTTTAGATCCGGAAGCACCAACTTGGCTAGGACTTGATTTATCGCCTGATAGAAAATTTGGCGCATTAGTCGCAACTCAGAAATTACCAGGAGAAAGATTTAATTTAGTTTTGCTTCACACTTGGTCAAATGATTACAGCCTAAATGATTTAGCAGTTGCAAATGATATTGCTCCTTATGTAAGACGATATAACACTCAAACTGTGGCGTATTCCAAACGGACTGCACAAGCTGTTGCAAGTCGGCTAGTTCCGGCTGGAATACCCATAACCGACATGGATGGCGCAATCTATGCGGAAAGTTGTGATCGGTGGCTGGGCGCAATAAATTCCCATCGATTACAGCATGGGGGTCAGGAGGAATTGACCCAACAAACACTTTCAGCAGCCAAATTGCCATTTGGGGATGGCAGTTGGGTTATTGGAAGGCGAGCAAGTCGAGTGGCAGTTTGTGCAGCTGTCGCCTCGGCATTAGCAACCTATTTTGCGACACAACCTGAAACGGAAATTGATATTCAAGTCGGATAATTTGTATTTATGGTATATTATGTGCTAATGGGATTATTCGACCGATTTACAGCAAGATCAAATCAGCAGACAAATACAGTAGATGTCGCAGCTGCATTAGCACCTTACAACTCTCAGCAATTAGTTGGCGGAATTCTATTTGGAACTACAACCGCAACCCGTGAGCAATACATGGCGATTCCAAGCGGTGCTCGTGCAAGAAATATAATTTGTTCAACAATCGGTTCATTACCACTTGAGCAATATAATCATTTTACAAATGAGCATGTAAGACCAAACAGAGTAATCATGCAACCAGATCCAAGAGTTGCAGGATCAGCAATATATGCGTGGATCGCTGAGGACTTGCTTCTATACGGAGTTGCGTATGGAATGGTTATGGATGCTTATGCTGCAACTGATGCTTCAAGAATTCGTGCATGGACAAGAATTGCACCAAATAGAGTTTTTGCTTCACTAAATGGAAACTCAACTGAAATCGAATACTACACAGTTGATGGAAAGCGAGTTCCGCCATTTGGTTTGGGCAGTTTAATTGTATTTAATGGTTTAGATGAAGGAATCCTAAATCGAGCAGGTCGCACAATTAAAGCAGCAGCAGAATTAGAAAAAGCAGCTGAGATGTATGCAAAAGAGCCAATGCCACAAATGGTATTAAAGTCAAACGGCACAAATCTTACGCCAGAGCGAATTACAAAACTTCTTGAATCTTGGAGAGTGTCAAGATCAACAAGAGCAACTGCATTCTTAAATGCTGATGTTGAATTACAAGCATTAGGTTTTGATCCTGCCAAACTTCAACTCAATGAAGCAAGACAGTACCTTGCTTTAGAAATCAGCAGGGCTTCAGGAATTCCGGCTAGTTTCGTATCTGCTGAAACAACTAGCATGACTTATACCAACACTTTAGCCGAAAGAAAAGCGTTAATTGACTTTTCACTTCGACCAATTCTGACAGCAATTGAGCAAAGACTATCTGCTGCGGATTTCTGTCCTAACGGAATTGAAACCCGATTTGACATTGATGATTTCTTGCGTGGATCTGCTTTAGAGCGTGCGCAAGTTTATGAAATCCTAAACCGCATTGGCGCAATGAGCGTTGAGCAAATCCAAGAGGAGGAGGACTTAATCCGATGAAGATTAATTTCCCAATAGAGATAACCGCTGCCGATACCAATAAGCGAACCCTAACTGGTCGCATTGTAAGTTGGAATGAAGAAGGTTCAACCAGCGCAGGATTAACAGTATTTGAAAAAGACAGCATTGACTTTTCAAAGCCTGTCAAATTATTGCTAGAACATGAACGCACCAAGCCACTAGGCAAGTTGGTTGATATTACTGCCACAGAGCAAGGCTTAGAAGCAACATTCAAATTGGCAAAAACTTTTGCAGCTGATGACGCACTTGAGGAAGCAGCCACAGGTTTAAGAGATGGATTTAGCGTTGGTGTGAAAATCAACGAATGGAAAAATGAGGATGGCGTGTTACGGATACAGTCGAGTTCCTTGCAAGAGGTATCACTTGTCACCGAACCGGCTATAAGCAGCGCACGGGTTGCTGAGGTAGCAGCTAGCGAAACACCAGAGAATTCCGAAGCAACCGCTGAGGAAACTACAACACAGGAGGACAAAGTGTCTGATACAACATCAGAAGCTCCTATCGCAACCGAAGCGGTAGAAGCATCACAAGCTCCAGTTGTAACTGCTCAATACATGGCATATACAAAGCCTCGTGTTGATACAAATGTTACAGCAGGACAATATCTAAACGCACAGATCAAAGCCCTAGGTGGCGACACCGATGCTCGTGATTTAGTCGCAGCATTACAAATTGCAACTGTTTCTGAGAACACAGGAATGGTTCCACCAAATTATTTGCGTGATGTTATCGGCGTAATTGATTCAAGCCGTCCATTCATCGATTCAATCGAGCGTGCTCCACTTCCAGCATCAGGAATGAAAGTATTCACTCCAAAGCTAGGAACACAGGCAACTGTCGCACAAACTGCTGAGGGTGTTGAGTTTTCATCAACCGATACAGTTGTAACTTTCCAAGAGGACAATATCGTCAAGTTTGCTGGAGCAAATGTTGTCAATGTTGAACTATTTGATCGTTCAGACCCATCTTTCGCTGACCTTTTGGTTCGTGAGTTAGCAGCATCTTATGCACAAAAGACCGATGCTTATGCAGCAACTATTGCAGCAGAGAATGCAGGAGTATCATCTGGAACTTCAATTTACAAGGCGATTGCTGATGGAATTGCAGATTCTTATGGCGTAATGCGCTTTACTCCAAACCGCTTAATGGTTACACCTTCAGGCGGATATACAAACATTGATTTTGCCAACTTGCTTGGTGCAGTTGATGGTTCAGCTCGTCCATTGTTTGCAGCAGCCGTTTCTCAAAATGCTGGTGGTTTAATTACACAAGGCAGCACAAATGGCACAGTTGCCGGACTTGATCTTGTAGTTGATCCAAACTACACAGGAAACATTGCTGGCGATAAGTCCGCATTAGTTTATCCATCACAAGCCATGAGATTTCATGAGAGTGGCACAATTGAACTGCGTGCCAATATCGTTGCAAATGGTCGCATTGAGATCGGACTTTACGGATACGTTTGTGTAGTTAATCGCTACCCAACAGCATTCCGTGCTTTATTCGTATCTTAATTTAACTGAGTGCCTAGGGTTGCTCCCGATCCTAGGCATCCATTAATGGGAGTAAGGAGATGACATGCCAAGCATAATTACAGCCACCGAGTTGCGATCCGTCCTTGGTGTGTCATCAGCCTTGTATAACGATACTTATTTGAACCAAATTATTGACACAGCAGAAACTGTTATTCTGCCAATGCTTGTTACATTCAAAGCACCAATTCAAGCAACTTCATTGTCAGACAATGTTGCTACATTTACCACATTAGGAATTCATGAATTTACCGAAGGGCAATCAGTTGTCATCACAGGATGCGGTTCACCTTAC